GACCTCCTCGTTGGAGGATTTCCTTGTGCAACTTTTTCAACTGCGGGAAACAGAACAGGGTTCTCTTTGGAGGACACTAGAGGCACACTCGCTTTTGAAATGTTTAGGCTCGCTCGGGATAAAGGAATACCGTACATTTTATTTGAGAATGTCAAAGGACTCCTCAACCACGACAAAGGAAGAACCTTTGGAATCATCTTGGCAGTCTTGGATGAGATGGGGTATGACTGCCAATGGGAGTTGCTTGACAGCCAAAACTTCGGCATCCCACAGCACCGAGAGCGGGTATTCCTTATCGCAAATCTTAGAAGTCACGCCAGACCCAAAGTATTCCCTATCGGAAAAACAGGTAGCGGAGATAATGAGACGAACATCCGCCAACAAAAAGGAAGGCAGGGGCTTTTCTCCGACATTTCTCCAACCATAGATGCTCACTATTACAAAGGCGGGAATTCTCGCCCTTATGTAGTTGAGACTTGGAGCCGTAGAGATAAGGCAATGCGTACCTACGATGAAGGCATAGTTCCAACTCTCCTAGCCCAGATGGGTACAGGCGGGGGAAATGTTCCTTTTGTTCGCCCTGTCTTAGATGTTGCCCGAGTTAATAAGAGTCCGAATGGTCGAATGATTAAAGATGATGGCGACCCTATGTACACAATCACGGCTCAAGATAGGCACGGAGTTCAAATCGGTAACGAGGAGGATTTTGGAATACGCAAACTCACACCGCTTGAGTGCGAGCGCTTGCAAGGATTACCTGATGGGTGGACAGAGTTCTATGCAGATGGGTCAAGAGTTCCAGACACACAGCGCTACGAAAGATGTGGGCGCACAATCACGATTCCAGTAGTTGAAGCAATGGGGAGAAAATTACATGAGTTCTACTGAGCCATTTTCATTTGACACGATTACAGACTTTGATGACCACATCGCTAAGTCCATCCCGAATTACCATCTTTTGAATGATTCAGTTCGAGACTTGGCTACCTTCTACGCCAAGGAAGATTTCAGCATAGTTGATTTAGGATGCTCAACTGGCAAACTTCTTGAGTCCATCCCTTTTGAGGGAGCAAAACTCGGAATTGATATTTCTGACAATCTTCTTCCAGATAGCCATGACAATGTTGAGTTTGTCCGTAAAGACTTAAGAGCATTTAAGAATCTGCGTGGTCTTGGTGCTACACCTTCCCTTGTCCTCTCCCTATTTACGCTTCAGTTCCTCCCGTTGGCTGACCGCCCTAATATCTTGAGCCTTGTCTACGATGAGTTGGCTGAAGGCGGGGCATTTATCTGGGCTGAGAAGGTGCATGAGGAGTCAGGCGAACTTGAGCGTGTTATGAATTCTGCTTACTACGACTTCAAACGCCTTCACTTCAGCGCTTCAGAGATTATGAAGAAAGAGCGAGACCTTCGCCCTATCATGCAGACTAACACTTCAACCCGTAACTTAATCATGGCTGAGAACGCTGGCTTCACAGTTGGCACGATGTTCTGGAAATTCTATAACTTTGAGGCTTGGTTGTTTATTAAATGAAAGCCAATATTCAGACAGGAAACATTCAAAGCGTAAGCATCAGTTCGCTTACCGCCTACCCTACTAATCCGAGACGAGGAGACATAGATGCCATTGCGCTATCGCTTACTGCTCATGGTCAGTATCGCCCTATCGTGGTGCAAGCGAGTACCAAGTTTGTTCTCGCAGGTAATCACACTCTTAAAGCGGCTAAGAAACTTGGTTGGAAAAAGATAAAGGCAGTTCTCGTTGATGTAGATGAGGACACAGCCAAGAAGATAGTTTTAGCCGATAACCGATTGACCGACCTTGCTTCATATAACGAGCCACTTCTCAAGAGCCTTCTTCAAGCGCTTCCTGAGTTGGATGGCACGGGATTCACACAGTCCGAGGTAGATACGCTTGACCGTTTAATCTCAGGTGACCAAAAGGAACCTTTGGGAACCTCTGGCAACCTTAAGGATGACCCCGAGGTAAAGATAGCCGCGTGGAAGTTCACAGTTGAACAAGATGCCTACGATGCGTGGAAAGAACAACTTTACGAGGAGTTCGGCAAAACTAAGAGCAAGGCGAACGCTGGGATTAAACAACGCCTAGGATTCCCAGAGCGCATTATGGAGAAGCCAGAACGGATTGAGGAGCGCTCAGAGAGTTCACCCGAGGATGTTGAAACCGTGTCGGTGCATGAAATCCAGACTCACCCCTTAAATCCGCGTGAGGGTGATATTGGAGCAATCATTGATTCACTCTCAACCATGGGGCAGTACCGACCTATCGTGGTCAATCGCCCTACTAAGCATTGCGTATCAGGAAACCACACCTTGCAAGCGGCAGTTCAACTTGGCTGGGAAAAGATAGCCGTTCATTGGATTGATGTTGATGATGTAGAGGAAATCAAAATCCTTATCGTGGATAACCGAACTTCAGACCTTGCCACCTATGACTCTCAAGAACTAAATAAGTTACTGACCAGTACGAGTACCAAAGGAACAGGATTCTCTAGGGAAGAAGTTGCCGAGATTCTTTCAGGGGGAAAGACCAAGCCTGGGCATAATCCAATTGGTCGAACAAACATTCGAGTAGGCAATCATTCGATGCGAGTTCACACCGAGGATTTGAACACATGGGCAAACACGATATACGGCTGGACTGACATAGCCGAGTTATTACAGATACCATTAGAAGCGTGTACAACCGAGGTAGAATAATCCAATGGCATCAACAGTAGTCAAGAAGCAACCAACAAAGACACCTGCCAAAAAATCAGCGGGTCGCCCTACTGCACTCCTTGAGGAGATTAAAGAGCAGACTCTCCTTGACTACATTCGGATTGGTACGCCTATCCGTAAGGCAGTTACCGCATCTGGGATAGCCGAAAAGACTTTCTATAACTGGATGGCTAGAGGAATGGCTGAAAGAGAACGCCAAGCGCTAGTGCCTAATGCAAAAGATAATCCCACCGAAGTTATGTTTCTACAATTTTTACAGCGAGTTGAACAGGCAAGAGCAGAGGCAATTACTAAAAAGGTTGCAGTTATCGCCAAGAGCGGTAACGATGGAGATTGGAGAGCGGCCGCATGGTGGTTAGAGCGCCAAGTTCCAGAGGAGTTCGGCAAGACAGATAGATTTGAAATTGGCGGAACCAATGGCGAAGCGATTAAAGTACAGGTTGAAATGGGCGATTTAGAAGATAAGATTGCAAAGGTCTTAGCAATTCGAAAGAGGTAGAGATGGCTGAACGGCTAGTAGACCTAGTTCTCAATGCCACGCCAGAGGAGAGAACAAAGATTTATCTCTCACTCACCGATGATGAGAAAAATGCGCTGGGCGTAATCCTTGATGCTGAGATAGAAAACCCATGGGCTAGATACGAGAATGACCCAATTGGATTTATTGAAGAAGGATTGGGTGAAACGCTCTGGTCAAAACAGCGCGAGATTCTTCAGTCAATTATAGATAACAAGAGAACAACAGTTCCCGCTTGTCACGCGCCTGGGAAATCGCACTTAGCGGCTAGAGCCGTTGCATGGTGGATTTCAGTTCACCCGCCTGGCACCGCTATGGCTATCACGACAGCATCAACATTCAAACAGGTTCGAAACATTATGTGGGCAAATATCCGCCGAGTTCATATTGCTAATCAACTTCCTGGGGAAATTCTTACGACTGAATGGAAGATGGATGACACGGTAGTTGCCTATGGTTTCCGACCAGCAGATAATAACGAAGCGGCAGTTCAGGGTATCCACGCACCGCATCTGCTCGTAGTAGTTGATGAGGCTGGAGGTATCTCAGACAAGATTGGCTCAGCCCTTGAAGCGCTTATGACGGGTGGACACACACGCCTCCTAGTATTGGGTAACCCACCGACAGACCAAGAGCAGACATGGTTCGAGCGTATCTGCAATTCGCCTATCTATGAAAACATCCCTATCGGAGCGTATGACACCCCTAACTTCACGGGTGAGGAAACTGGTCAATGTCGTAGTTGTCCACCCCATGTAGAGGCTCACGCAGTCGCTACGCACCTAGTAGACCAGAGTTGGGTGGATGATGTAATCAGCGAATTCGGAGAAGATTCTCCATTCGTTGAAGCCCGTGTAAATGCACGATTCCCACAAACGGGAACAGGAAAGGTCATTCCTTACCATTGGGCTGAACAGGCGACCCAGAACGAAGATTATCTTGAGTCCTCAACTATCCGCCTCGGAGTGGATATTGCATCCGATGGCGGAGATGAATTCGTAATTGCAAAGGCAGACGGATACAAGGTCAGCATTATTCATCGCTCATCTGGCAAGGCTAATGCGAACGCAGTTGATGTTGCTGGAGTAATCATTGGCGAGATTGAGAAAGCCGTAGCGGAGCATCAAACCAGACTGGTACGAGATATGGTACGAGTCAAGATTGACACAATTGGCGTTGGTTGGGGAGTTGTCTCATTACTAGACCGATGGGTTAAAGAGCGACAATTGCGAGCGCTCGTCATCGGTGTCAATGTGGCAGAAAGACCAAAAGACCAAACTAAATTTAAGAATCAAAGAGCCGAGATGTGGTGGAACGCTCGCTCTATGCTTCAGCCAAAAGAGGATAGGCAAGAGATTCGCCTAGATGTAGACCGACCAGTTCTAGCCCAGTTAGCAGGTCCAACCTTCAAATCGGATTCATCGGGTCGAATCTTAATTGAATCTAAGGTAGACATGAAGAAGCGAGGAGTTCATTCTCCAGACCGTGCTGAAGCGATTCTCCTCGCCCTTTACGAGAATAAGACCGTACATGAGCCAATCTCGCCTTTATCGTTTACGCAGTCAAATCCTTGGACACTATGAAAAACTCCGATTGGGATTTAGATTTTAGATTTGGTCAAGAGGGTGAGCAATATGTGGCTAACCTTATTCAGACAGTTGAAGTAAAAACTGATAGGCGATGGAAAGAAACAGGCAATCTATACATCGAGATTTATTGCTGGTCGCCTAATACCGAAGGTTGGTATCCATCGGGGCTATTGGCTACAAAAGCCTCACATTGGGCTTTCAATTTAGAAGGAACAGTTCTCATTGTGCCT